CTTCATGACCGGGCCGGCCAGCATGCTCGCAAGGTGCCACGCCAGCGCATGCACGAAGAGCGGCGGGAACTGTGCGGTGTCGTCAACGCGAGCCTGATATCGCAGCAGCGCATTGTCGATGTTCGCGTAGAGCACGCGGCTCCCGGCGCTGTCAATCTCCAGCGCGTACCGCTGCGGCACGTACTGGCCAGCGGCCAGCACCGGGCTGTAGTTCATCATCCACTCGGGCCTGTCGCTTGGCCAGTAGGCCACCGAGTAGTCGTCCTGCGCATCGCTGGGAATCACGGCGACGATGGTCATGACGTCGGCCGGCAGCGCATACGCGTACCGCCACTGGCTGCTCGTGTTGGTCACCTGCGCGAGCAGCACGCGCCTAGACGCGAAGTTCCAGTTGTGGATGTTGAGCAGGCCGTCGCGCGCGATCGGGTAGAAGCGCGAGCAATGCTCGGCCTGTGCGCTGCCCTCTGGCGGGCTGATGCTCGAAACGCTCGCGTCGTCTCCGAGGAACGAGAGCGCAAGGTTGCAGATGTCGACTTCGCTTGCCATGCAGTCCTCCTAAGCAAATGAGGGGAGCCGTGGTGCTTTACCATCGGCTCCCCTCATGGGTGCGCTTCCGAAACGGAAGTTCAGGCCACGTAAGAGCCTGTAAGGCTTAGGGGTTGTCGTTCCGCGGGTAGAACTTCTTGCCGTCCTGAAGACCGTGGACGACCTGAGCGAGGATCGTTCCCGTGGTGGGCGACGATGCCGTCGTGTACCGGGCGCCGAGGTATCGCTCGCCGAGGCTGGCGACCTGAGGCGGGATTTGCAGGAAGTACTGCTTGCCCGCCGTCAGGGTGCCGACCGCGATTGCGCCCGTCGATGCGATGACCGTAGGGCTGCTCAGGGCCGCGTTGTCATCCGTGACGATTTCCATCGCGACGGATCCGGTTCCGGCAAAGCCGATGACGACCGTGAACGCCATGTACAGGTTCTCGCCCTCGCCGATGTCACGAGCCTGAAGCAGGTCGATCTTGTCGGTCGAGACGACTTGAGCCGTAATCGGCCCTTGTCCCGTGATTGCCGAGCCGGGCGTGTTCGCGCCAGACACGGTAAGAAGTGCGTCAGTGATCATTTGAGTTCTGTTCCTTTCTGTGGATCACCGTCATCAGGAGACGACGGCTTCGGAGTTGGTGAGCGCGTCCACGCGGCGCAGGGGCACGCCGAGGAACGAAAGCCAGTTGTTGGTGGTGCCGAACTGGGTCAGACCCTGCTCGACCTTCAGCACGTACTGCGTGCGGTCCATCGCCTGAATCGCGAGGCCCGAGTGGACTGCGCGGTTCATGTAGAACGCGGCACGACCCATCGCCATGTTCGGGATCTTGTGCAGAGCCTGAGACATCAACTTGATGAGTTCGGTTGCAGCGCCAGAGGCCTGCGTGGTTGCCGCTGCACGCATGTCGGACACGTCGATGTTGCAGATGCGGACCACGTACCTCCAGTCCTTCACGACGAGGCCAGTCTTCCACTGGTAGCGCGTCGAGTAGGCCTGAAGACGAAGGTCGCCGTTGTACACGGTCTGCTCGCCGAGATCCTCGTGCACCAGACCGGCCTTCGATCCCTTCGGGAACGGGCAGTAGCACGTGTTGTCGCCCCAGACGACGAGATACACGGACGTGTTGTCCGCGCCGCTGCCGCCTGCGGAGATGATGTTCGTGCCGACGCCAGCTGAGCCGGGGGTCGCGGTGTAGCGGTGACGGAATCCGAGGAACTGCTTTGGATCGGTGGCAGGGTTGCCCTCGAACATCGTCGTCGCCATCGTCTGGTTCATGGCCTCAAGGAAGGCCACGTCCTCGGACAGGCGGAACTGCGCGGTGTTGCCGTTGAGCATCGCCAGATCCTTGTCGACCTCTGAACGGGCCTCAAGGATCGCGCAAGCCTCATCGACCTGAGCGGTCGTGCTCTTGCTGCTGGGGATGCCCTGATTCAGCGCGCGCCAGTAGACGCTGGGCAGGCCGGTGCGGATGACCACGCGCTCGCCGGTCGGCAAGTTGCCTTCCTTGAAGACGGCGTCGTCGAGGATCTCGTTGGTCTGAGAGAGAAGTTCCGCGATGACAGGGATCCTGCCCTCGGGATCGGTGCGCTTGGCCCAGTCGCCCAGCGTGAGGTTTGCGGTTGAGAGAGTTGCCATTTAAGGCGTCCTTTCGTTTCAGGTGGATTGGTTGGAGTACAAGGCTGCGGCTGCGTCGTTGAAGTTCTTCGGCGTCTGCCTTGCGGCGCCAGCCGACGAACCGACGTATCCGTCCTCACCGATTGCGCGCCCTGCCCGGTAAAGCAGCCGGATTACCTCCGGGTGATTTCCGAGGCCGGACTCGTTGAGAAGCGTGCGCAGTTCAGGGGTGCCAAACTTGTCAAGCGCGGTCTTCGCGACTGCGAGGTTGGCGTCGATGGTGTCGCCGCCGAACTCCTTGTCGCTGCGCGATGCCTCTGCCCACTGGGAGCGGATGGCATCGATCTGCGCCTGCTGCCGCTGTGCCATTTTTGGCGCCATGCGGTCAAGCACCTTCTGCGCGGCATCCTGCGTCAGGTTGAGTTCGCGCGCAACCTCAGAGAACGTTTCGGTGATCTCAGAGTCAAGTTCCTTGCCATCGACGGCCTTGAACTCGTACTTTTCTGGAGCGCCCGCAGGCGCATCCGTCTTGTCGCTCGCTTGCTCGCCAGCCTTGGCCGTCTCCGCGGCTTGCTGGGTCTGTGCGCCATCAGCCTTGCCACTCTCCCCGTAGAGCGCGTTGGCCGTCGCCTCTACGCTCTCCGGGGCTGACGATGCCCCATCACTTATCGTTGCCGGGGTCACCATCGTGTTCTGTTCGCTCACTGGATTGCTCCTTCAGCATTGCGGGGTAGTGCTCAGGACAAAGGGTGTGGATCAGGTTGAGTATGCGCAGCCCTGAGTTCCTGTTGCCCTCCGCGAAGGCCATCGCCATCGCATCGGGCGCGTAACTCAGGCGGAACACGCCTGCCTGATCCATGAGGCGCCAGAGGAACCGGCGCCCCCACTTGCTCGTCATGAGCCTGCGAATGTCTGCCTCCTCGGCCTCTTGGGCAAGCCGCTCGCGTAGCTTCTTCTCAGCCTCGGCGCGCTCCTGCCCTCGAATGTCGAGAGGGTCATGCTCTGACACGGTCGCACAATATGGATCGCGAAATCGACTACGGATACCCGTTACGGGCGCGCGATCTCGCTGACTGTCATCAATGCCGACGGAGCAGCTGGGATCACGAGCGGAGTCGTCTCGGCGTCGTGCTTGGCGAGCGTCACGTCATCCGGGTCGTTTGTCGTCCACGACATTTCAATTGCATCGCCTGCGCTGAGGTTGAGGTAGAAGTTCTGGCTCGGCGTGAGCGAGCCTGCCTGCCCGCCGTGACTGCTGGGCACGCTGTACTTGAACCGGCTATTCGGGATCACCTCGTTGTTCAGCCTGCCCCACAGGTCAAAGAACTGAAAGTTGGAATGGGCGTTGTGCACGTGCAGCGACAACTGGAACACGTACAGGCCGGCCTTGCTGACCACGACCTTCGTGCCGGCAGACAGCGAGATGCCGCTGGATATGGCCGTGACGTTGAAGTTGACAAGCGCAGCATTGCCGGCAGTCACCACCTGATCCGCGGTCGAGTAGAACACGCCATAAGTGGCCTTGCGTGCGAACAGGAACTCGCCGCCGTCACGGTCCTTGTAGCCGACTAGGTCGCCGGTGACATCATCGAAGAGGCCACGGCTATAGCCGAGCATGAAGGCCATCAGCCTTCACCCTCTTGGTCCCACACCCACAGGCAGGTTGTCTCGTCAAGTACCGCGTTCTCGTGCGGCTTGGGCGGGATGAACGCATCGCGCGCAGGGTCGTACGTGTAGCCAATGCCCGCGTAGTTGAACCGCAGTGCCTTGCTCTGATCGGCGCTCAGCTCGCCAGTCGCGGGGTCATAGTGGACTCCACCTCGGGTGTTGTACGAGGTCTGCTTCCACATGTCCCTGTCTGGAAGCGTGGCAATGAATTCAGCCTCCGCGACGATGACCTGAGTCACCGCTCCAGTGTTGTCGATCTTTGCGTAATGCGCCATAGTTGGTTTCCTAGTTCAAGTGTGTTTGATGGGGGATGTCTAGCGACTAGACCGTAAATGTTCCGCTGGTTGCGAAGGTGTGAATGGTGTATCCGGGGACCGTAGTTGTGTCGATGGTTCCACCAGTCGCTCGCGGCGAACCGACGTACCGGATGATGACGATGCCGGAGCCGCCTGCGGCTGCAGTGAGATACGTAACACCCTGTCCGCCTGCACCACCACCACCACCTCCGGTATTTGCCGTCCCGGCGACACCAGCCGACCCGTTGCCAGCACCTGCACCGCCGCCGCCAGTGCCACCGATGCCGCCGTCATATGCGGTAACACCTGTATCTACCCAATATCCGCCACCACCGCCTCCTGCGTAATGGGTAGGCGTGCCGCTAATGCTGCTGCTTGTGCCAGTGCCGCCAGTGACGCCGCCGACGCCGAGTTGCGAATTGCCACCCGATACGCTTGCACCGCCGCCGCCACCGCAGCCACGCGCCCTGTTTGGCGAC